AGGAGTGATTGTAATATCTTCATTAGTTATATAATTATAATTTAATTGACCTATGGATGTACCAAATGTTGTACCTTTTGCCATTGTGATTGACGCCGTGCCAGCAGGAACATTATTAACAGTTATATCAACAACCGCTTGTGGTGATACTACTGATGTAGGAGTGTATCCTAATTGTTTTGCTAATGCAACAACATTTTTACGAATGTCAGCACTATCTAAATATAATTCATTCGATAACATATTAGCATTATACGCCAAGTAATGTGTATTGTATGCTAATAAATCTAATAATACTGCCATACCTGAACCTTCAAAATCATAATCAGAATATTCTGCTTGATTCTGTAAAAATAATTTTAAGTTATTTCTTATCTGGTCGTAATCTAATTCTGATACATCTAGTCTTTTACTTGTTGATGTTGCCATATTATCTTAATCTCTCTAAAAATGTTTCTACCTCTATAGGTGTTTGTGTCCCTATAATAACAAATGATATTCTCACAGAATATGAATTAGCGTCCATTTGATTGTCTACAATTACTGATGTTAGTCTAATTCTTGGTTCATTAAAATTCAATAATTCTATTATTTTTTGTTTTATAAATTGAGTTGTAATCTCAGTCATGGGTTCAAATAATAAACCTCTAAGACCAGAACCCAAAGCAGGTCTAAAAAATCTTTCATAATGATTTGTGTTAATTAAATTTCTAACGCTTCTTTTTACTGCCTCAGCGTCTGTAAGTTTATTTACATCTTTAGTTACAGAATTTAACCCAAAATCTAGGTCTAAATCTCTATATTGGCGATTTACTCTTTTAGTAACATTGTTTTTTGTAGCGTCATAATTTGGCATAACGCTAACTATTTATACAGATTATGCTGTTCTTTTCCACATATAGACAACAATATATGGTTGAACAATTGTGTGAGCGTCTCCACTACCTGTAAAACTTGAATTAACAGCAGGACCATTACCTGTGCCAGCGTCTCTAACAAGTTCCATATTACCAGCGGCACCACCTGTTCCTGTGCCTGAATCGTTAGAACCTACTTGGTGTCTATGTGATGGTAATTGTGCCTCTGTAAGAGTGTGTGTTTTTGAACCACCTGTTTCTTCTGCTGTATCAAAATCTGTATCTGAAGAATCAATACCTATGAGAACACGACCTGCACCAAAACTTGACCATGTACCAAATCCTAATAGTGTGCCAGGATTTGTTGCATTACTACAATTCATATAAATTGAACCTACAGGATAAGCATTTGCAATTGTAGCAGTTACACCTGTTAATGTTGTAAATGAAACTTGACCCTCACCATTAGTTGATAAGACTTGACCACTATCGCCATCAGTTGAAGGCATAGCATAAGTACCATCACCACCTAAATGAGTAAAGTTAGCATCCATTTCTTCATGAGTTAATGCTGTTCCTTTTGTACTTCTTTTTGTTAATGCCATTATTCTAAATCTTCTTCTGTTAAAGTCGCTTGAGCTGCTACTGTATCACTAAAAAAACTTCCTACATATGCTGTAATTGTATTATCAATGGTGCCAGGATTATTTTCTAAATAACTATCATCTACATATTGAAACTTATCAAGTTCATCATCAAAAGTTATATCTGGGTCTACACCAAATTTTGATTTATCCATAGTTAAAGTTGCACTTATTGTACCATTAGTGAGTGTATAATTTATTACAGTATTTTCACCTTCTCCTGTTATAACTTGTGTAGCAGGATTATCTTCTTCAGGTATTGTATATTTAAAACCAAAAAGAGTATGTTCTCCTACTGCTGTTGGGTCTTCTGCCATTATAATCCACCTGTGTTTGCTAATACACTAAGAGAGCCCATTGCAATAAATGTAGGAGGAAAACAATCCACAAAAGATACTTCTGTAACTGGATTATCAAGACCAGGCACATTTATTGTTGAAGTATGTGCTGGTACACCATTTATTATAGCATTCGGTATATGTTTTGTAGTAGGACTTCCCATAAGTGCCATTGGTCTACCATTTACTAAAACTTTAGTACCTGTAGGTATTGCCATAACACGGCATAATGAAAAGTCACCAAATCTTACACATGGTTTTCCATTTACTAGTACATCTAAAGAACCTGTAATCATAGGTGTAGCATGAGGTTCCCCTGTGGGACACACATGGGGAAAAATAAAATCACCTACTCTTGCTACTGGTCTACTCATATTAATCTCACTAGAAAGGCCCACACTTCACTTGTAAATATCGGTAGTGTAGATACATATTCTGTTATATTCTCATATAGAGATTTTACAGGCTCATTTATCTCATGAGTTTCTTTATCTGTTATTCCTACTTTACATGTTATACATTTACAAGACATATGACTATTTATAAGAAAAAAAATAGCTTGACAAACTTTTGGTTATATGTTAAGCTTCATTCATGAATATTGTACAAATATTGAACAATTTTGACCCATGCACTAAAATAGTGCATAAATTAATTTCAAAATATTCGATAAACCTATATAAATCAATAACTTACAAGGGAAGAAAGTGCTTGACAAGGTATTAAAAGTATCCTATAATGAACACATGAATAAATTAAAACACACTAAAAAATCAGATTTTCAAGATACACTAAATCTAGACAGCAAATCTCAATTAGCAAAATTACTTGCTACTGAGAATATTACTGTTCAACACAATAATGTTGCTACTGCTTCGTTTGATGTTGCAAATCGTGTATTGACACTTCCTATATTCAAAATCAAAAACAAAAATGTTTATGACATGTTAGTAGGTCATGAATGTGGTCATGCATTATGGACTACTTGTGATGATTGGTCAGAGATAGGTTCAGATGATAAATTAAGAATGGCTGTAAATATTCTAGAAGATACTAGAATTGATAAAATGATACAATCTAAATTTCCAGGTATCGTTGATGATTACCACAAAGGTTTTAAAGTTCTTAATGATTCTAACTTCTATGGTATGCAAGACCATGACATAAACACTTTATCATTTTTAGATAAAGTCAATATGAGAAGTAAATCTATGAATACAATGGATATTGATTTTTCTGATGAAGAAACAGAATTACTAAAACAAGTTGATGATATCAAAACTTTTGATGATGTTATGAAACTTGCAAAAGAATTACTTGCATGGCAAAAACAGAAAGATGAAGAAATGTTTGCTAACAATTCAGATGTTTCTGCCGATAAACAAGAAAGTGAAGACGGTGAATCTGAATCTGATTATTCAGATGATGACGGTCAAATGAGAGATGAAGATTCTCATGATGATTCAGGTCAAGATTCAAGTCAAGATTCAGAAGATGATGAGACTGAAAGAAAAGATGATGAGACTTATTCTGAATATCAGCAAAGATTAAAAGATTTAGAAGAAGAAAAAAAACTTGAAGAAGAAATGATGAAATCATCTATGGCACCACAAGAAATGCAAGATGATGATTTCGGTATTACTAATAGACAATTTGAAAAATCAGTTCAAGACTTGACTGATACGGCTATTGATAGTAAAAGAGTTTATGCGAATCTGCCTAAGACAATTCTAGAAAATACTGTTGTTACTTATAAACAATGGTTCAAAGACTTCGGTAATGAAATTGATAAAGATTCTTATAAAGATTACAAATCACAAATGTTATCTAGATTTTCTACTTTCAAAAAAGATAGTATGAAAACAGTTAATTATCTAGTAAAAGAATTTGAGATGAAAAAGTCTGCTACTGCATACAGAAGGGCTACTACTTCTAAAACAGGTATTATCGACCCTATGATGTTAAGTAAATACAAGTTTACAGATGATATATTCAAAAAATTATCTATCGTACCAGACGCTAAAAATCACGGTATGATTATTCTAGTAGACTGGTCAGGTTCTATGTCTGATGTACTACCTTCTGTTATCCAACAGTTGATGAATCTTGCATGGTTCTGTAGAAAGATTAATATTCCATTTGAAGTTTATGCTTTCAGTAACTACTACAATTATAATTCAGGTGATTATGACTGGAAAAGAAAAGCGAAAAATTCGTTTGACTTGAAAAACGGTGACCTGTTTATGAAAAACTATAAACTAGTAAACTTCTTATCTCACAAAATGAATAATCAAGACTTTGAAAAAGGTATGCAAAATCTATACTTGACTTTAGAGGCACAAGATTACAGAGGTTACGGTACTAAACCAATAATCAATTGGCATGAAAGAGATGTACCAAGTGCAAGACCTATTTACATGCCATCATGTATGCAATTAGGTTCTACTCCATTAAATCCTGCACTTGCTAGTATGATTGAAATTATTCCTAAATTCAAATCTAAGTACGGTGTTGAAAAACTATCATTCATTACATTGACTGATGGTGCTTCAGATGGTGGCGAAGGCATTGCTGTTGATGATACAGATTATGACGGCAATCCATCAATATCTTCTAATCCTTACAAAGGCAATTTAATTATAAATGTTAGTGGTAAAAACTACTACTCAGAAAACAAAAGAGAATATAGCTCTTCTAGAATGACTACTCAATTACTCAGTATTATTAAACAGAGATTCAATACTAACAATATAGGCTTCTTTTTGATACCTAACAAGTCTAGAAAACATCTAACTTGGGCGATTGATAGTTATGATATTAATGGTAGATATGTAGGCGCTGACTTAGATACTGCTATGAAAGACTTAACTAAAAATAATGTTCACTTGACACCTAAAACAGGTTATGACAAGTACTTTGTTACAGTCGGCAACACTAAAGTTGAATCTGCTGACTTGTCTAGTCTTGATTCAGACGCTAAAACTTCTGATATTAAGAGATTTTTCAAAAATTCAATGAAAGGCAGACTGAAATCAAGAGTCCTACTCAATAATTTCATTGAGGAGGTCGCATAAATCATGATTTTCCCGAAAAATCCCGAAAAAATGAGTAAAAATATGAAAAAAAGTGGGTTTTTCCCGAAAAAAAGCTTGACAGACACTCAAAAATGTCCTATAATACTTGTATAAACTATGAAATTTAATGAATTTAACAACGGAGACACTACTATGACAAAACCAAACGATAAAAAACAGGCATTTTTAGACGCTTGTATGGAAAAATTTGACGCCGATTCTAATGGCGACCATATTTTGACTATTCACCAATTGAAAGAAGTTGCTTCAGACTTCGGCATGAAATATGCACCTCAATGGTTAGTCAAAAACCCTGCTAATAAAGTCGGTAGGGCACTTTTCAAGTTACCTGCTTTAGGTGAAGTTACTAAAGTTCACGCTTCTAGACTTGTCCAGGCTGCTGAACAATACGAGGCACCTCAAACTGAAAAAATTGATAATACAGAAACTAAAACTGAGGCCGCTTATGTTGTTAGTTCTTTAACAGGTGATATCATTCCTGAAAAAGACCCTAACTTTGTAACCTTCGGTGATTACACTTCTGTAAAATCTATAATCGCTTCTAAGAAATTCTATCCAATCTTCATTACTGGTCTTTCTGGTAATGGTAAGACATTGGGTGTAACTCAGGCATGTGCCGAGAAGAAAAGAGAAATGATTAGGGTCAATATTACGATTGAAACTGATGAAGATGATTTACTCGGTGGATACAGATTGAGAGACGGTCAAACTGTTTGGCAAAATGGTCCAGTCATTGAGGCAATGGAAAGAGGCGCTGTTCTCTTACTTGATGAGATTGACCTTGCTTCTAACAAGATTATGTGTTTGCAACCTATACTAGAGGGCAACGGTGTCTTTGTTAAGAAGATTAACAAGTTCATTAAACCTTCTCTCGGTTTTACAGTAGTTGCTACTGCAAACACCAAAGGTAAAGGTTCTGAAGACGGCCAGTTTATCGGTACGAATGTTCTCAATGAGGCGTTTCTAGAAAGATTCCCTATCACATTTGAACAAAAGTATCCTTCAGTTAAGATTGAGACTAAAATCATTTCTAAAATGTTAGAGACTGAAAATGCAAAAGATGATGAGTACGCTTCTAACCTAGTCAATTGGGCAGATATAATCAGAAAAACTTACCAAGAAGGTGGGGTTGATGAAATCATATCTACTAGAAGACTTGTTCACATTGCAAAGGCATATTCAATCTTCAAAAACAAACTGAAGGCAGTTGAAGTATGTACTAACAGATTTGATGATGATACAAAACAATCATTCATTGACTTGTACACTAAGATTGATTCAGGCGTTAATCCAGAAGAATTAATGTCTAAAGAATCAGATGAACCTATCGCCGATGAAGATGAGGCAGATGAAGACATCATCTAAAATTCTTCATTTCATAGTGTGTCCAGAGGCCGGTATCATACCGGTCTCGCCACATATAAATAGAATTAATATTAGGAGAAGAAAATGGCATTAGAAAACTTATTAATCGCAATACTAATTGCAATGATTATTACATTAGGTATCACCCTTTACCGTATAGGTAAAATCGTTGATAGAATGTTAGAAAGAAGTATTCAAATAAAATACTCAGTTCATGATATTGGCGAAAATATAGATGGTATGCTTGAGACTTTAAACAAGGCACAAGGTATCGAAAGAAGTAAACAACAAAAAGAATATGAACAAAAAATGTTAAGTGATTTAATTAATGAAATTACAAAAGAGGATAAAAGTAAATGAAAGTTGAAGTGAGACATAATAATGTAGAACAAGCATTACGAATCTTAAAAAGAAAAACACAAAAAGAAGGTATCATTAGAATTGCTAGAGAAAAAGAGTTCTATGAAAAACCTACAGCAAAACGCCAAAGAAAGAAAAAGTCTGTTCAAAAGACTTTAAAAAAATTAAGAATGAAAAATGAATTGGCGCCTAAAAAACATTCTAGAAGATATTACTAAATTTTCTTAATATCATTTACAACATTATAACCCTCAATATCATATCTATTGACAATATCTTTTGTTTCTCTATCAACAAATAAAATTTGTGAATTACCATTATTAGCATTAGTATCTGTTAAAGATGAACCTATAATAAAATGATTTTTTGTTAGTGTTAATCCTCTTAGAAAATAATCCTCTCTATCCACTAACTTTGTTTCCCATCCCTTTCCTGTTTTTAAATTTATGCAAGCAAGACATCCTGTTCTTGTAGATAATGTATATAAAAAATTACCGTCTATTTCACAGTTATGAGAACAAAATCCATAATCACATATATACTCTACCTTTTCAGTTTTTAAATCTATATAATAATATTGAGATTTCTTTGACCCTCTATTATGTAAACAGAAATATATTTTATTGTTATTTAAACATAATGAATTAACATGGTGGTTATCATCTTTTAAAATATGTGAACCTGATTGTACATAAAGGTCATTTACAACATTATCTAAAGTTTTAACATCTATTACATAGTTTTTATCTTTATATGTAAGTTCTATTAAATCTTTATTTGTATTTGTAAAACATTTAACATCATCTGTTACTATAATTTGATGTGGATTTTCAAAACCATTTAAAGTTATATAATCAATATAGTTTCCTTTTTTATTTAACTTTAATAATTTATTATGATTTGCTACAAATAAAAAATCATCTTTAGGATAACAACCAAAAGATTTATATTTTTTAGTATCAATTAGATTGTCTGGTAAAACATTTTCTTTTATGATATTGTAT